ATTGCAACGAATGCAACATCACCTAAAGTGATTGGACGATGAGCAGGAATCATTCGAAAGCCTCCTTATTCAGCTTGTATGCAATCCAAGCATCCATGAGAGCCGAGACATTGTCGATCTTCTCGTCTTGACGTCTCTTCAAAAGCTTACGATTCCCGTTAGTATCTTCTAGAGTGATAGCATTACCCATCGCAAAGGACATGAGCGCCTGATCAAAGATGAGAAGCCTCTCCTCACTCAAGATCTTAAGCTCACCCAGAGGTACCGATTCGGTCTTTGCTCCCTGAATCACCTTCACTATTCCGAATGGTCCATTCTCTCCTTCCCAACGAGCGACGAATTCTTTCGCGTTGTATGGATCGTAACCGAGAGCACGAACATCGTATTCAGAAGTCTGGATAAAACGATCGAGATCTTCATAAACCTCCATCATGTCGAGAATGTTTCCCGGCATCACATGAAGGCTACCCTCATTGATGAACTCTTCGTACTTCTGTCGCATAGCGGCAGGAAGCTTCATCAAGGTAAGTTCGGTGATATAGCTACGAGTTTTTATACCATACTTCTCACGACCCAATGGGAACAGGAAAGTGAATGCACAGAAATCGTCCCCTTGAGATAAGTCCGCTCCGAGGGAACACGGCATCTGCCAAAATTCTCTATTACGATGAGGAAGGGTTTCTTCATAGGTGAAGAAGTAGGTATAGCCTTCCATTGGAATCCCAAAGCGTTTCGCGAGAATGTCGTTTCGAGAAGCTGGAGCCTTTTCGGCCCGCTCAACATCAAGCTGATACGTCTCATAGGAAACCGTCGCTCCTAGATTTGGATTCGCCTTAACCCACATTGCCGGATTGGCAACTTCCTCAATCTCATCGAGCTTATAGTGCCAGATAGAAACATGAGGCGCCAAGTACTCACCCTTGAGAATATCCGCCAGCTCCATCTTAATGGTATCGCCCGAACCAGCTCGGACAGTTCCCTCCGAACTGATGGCTACGATCAAATAATCCTCTAATTTTGACGCTCCCTGCTCAACAGCACCGACAACGTCTTCTCGAAGGTCGCCCGAGAGCCACTCGTCGATAGTAGAGATCTTAGGCCGAAGACCTTGAAGCTTATTGATGGCCATTGGGCGAACCTCGAGCAACGATCCAGTAAGAAAGTTCTCTATACCTTTCTTCGTCGCTGCCAACTTCACACGATTGGCCCTAGATCCTGTAGTATTCTGAAGAGATCCTTCCGTCAGAAACTTGAACAAAGGTCCGCGCGCACGCGTGATAGCTGTACGAAAAGGAGACATGACTTCATCGGCCTGTTTCATCGTCGGAGCCGTGGTAACTTGATGAGTAGTAGAAGTGTCTACATTTAAAAAGTAACTTTGAATCAACGAAGCATACATCGACTTGGCGGCACCACGAGCCACTATTAGATACTGTTTAAGAACGAGACGTTTTTTAATCAGCTTCTTCTCATAATGACCACCATGGTTCTCTTTGGTAGGAACATACACACTTCGCTCGACGAAGTAATACCATCCGAAGATCTGCTCGGCCCATAGTTTAAAAGATTCGAGAAGATGAAGGTCTGAGCCATCGGTAAGAGTCAACTCACCTTCACAATATCTAATAAATCCTTCTACTGCTTGATCATCGTAGTAGATGTTAGGGTTAGCGATGAGCGAATCAATCCGATTCATCTCCATGGAGATTTCACGGTTTACTGGAATCTCACCACGGAGAACTGCATCACGGAATTGTCCGTAATAAATCGGAATCGCCGTATTAGAGAGACTCATTAGTCATCATCATTGTCTACTTCCAGTAAATGTAGGAAACGTCCTTTCTCATCTGTCTCTATATTGGCCCAACGTGGACGAGGATCCTTCAGTTTCTCACCACGTTGAATCATTTCCCATGCTTGTTCAGGACTCATTCCTTGAGGAACAGGAATTGTATGAATAATTTTGGACATGACCCACACTAACCCCCATTCTCAAGCGGCAACCGCTGCCAATTTAATCGCTTTCTTGACTGCGGCACTCGAAGCTTCATTGGCAACATTCTGAGACGTTTGATTACCTGTTTGCCCAAGAAGTTTAAGGGCCATTCTTTTACCCGGACTTAAATCTTGAGTTGAGAGTCTATTGAAATTTTGTTCAAGATTCAATCGCTTGTTATACTCTTCGAGCTGCTTGTTGGTAAGAGCTTTCGTACCGCTTTTTCTACCGATTTGTCCAATCGCACGAGTACGGACAGCTTCGTCAGTAGCAGGATGTCCTTTTCCACCAGTAGTCTTGAGTCTTTTACTACCTGGAAATCTCGAATCCTTGACAATAACCTCGGTTGGACCAACAGTAGCCTTCCGACGAACACCCCACTTCATTCCCTTAATACCGTGATGTTCGAGAACCTCTCCTACTGCATCCAAAGCTGACTGCTTCAATGAATCAGGAGGAGTTTCTCCCAGCTGACTGTAATACCTTCGCAAAGCATTAGCTGCTTTAGCTTTCTGTTCAGGAGGAGCCTGAAGTGGAGACCGAGCTCCAGCCAGAGCAGCGGCTGCTGCATGCACACCATTCCTATTCAATGCGCCATTAGGTGTTTTAACCGGTAACTTGCATTGACTTTTCGAGGTCGGCGGGCCATCGTGTAAATGAATCAAACATGCAGCATGCCATTGCTCAATAGTATAGTCCGATTCCGTATAATCGCTCCACGGCTTCTCCGAAACATGAGAAAGAGCCCTCTCTACGACCTCGGAGGGGTTCATTTCTACGCCTTTGATTGTCGAGCTTGCCGAGCTTGCCTAGTAGCTTCTCTCTGAGACTCCTCTTCGGATGTCTCTTCCTGCTGAGACTGCTCTTGGGGCGGCTCTTGAGGTGTCTCTTCCGAAACAACTCCGAGTCTCGCTTGGCGAGCCCGAGCTTCCTCAGCTAGTTCACGATCTTTCCGTTCTCTTTCTTCTTGATCGGTTTCCCTCTTCTTCTCCTGAGGCTCTTCCTGTACTTCTTGTGTTTCTTGTGTTTCCTCGCTCATTTTACCTCCCTAAGCAGCTTCACCATACGGACCATCTGGATAATCAGGGTAAACCGGAGGAGGGTCTGGATCGACCCAGTCCAAACCCTCCCGATAAACGTTAAGACGCCATTCGAGTTCTTGAATTTGCTTTTCTACTGCCGCAATCAGATATGATGTCGACGGGGGATCGAAAAGCTGTCGAACCCGAAGAAAAACGTAAGATTTCACAGGATTATATTGAAAATCATTAGCTACGAAATCATCCCAGTTTGCAGTCGCATCAGTGATCATGAATCCCTCGGGCGGTCCAACACCCAATTGAGTGAGAGTAGAAAATGCGCTGTTGACATGGGTGATGATATCGAGATCAAACACGGTATAATCTTCGGCAATTCCAAGAATTTTCTTGGTACTAATGAGAATACTCGTTTCCATGTAATTCACCCACTTCTAATAGTTAATTATTCGGTGCTCTGGCTTTCGTCGCTCTCGGTATCAGGTTCTGCCTGCGGAATATCCCCACCATCGTACTTCTCGCCCTCTTCCGGATCGAAGTTGGGATCGTAATCAGGATGATTCGGATCTGCCTTCGGGTGATAAGTAGGATCTGTGCCCGGCTGATCGGCAGGAGTCACAGTACCCGGTGCAACCTCAGGATTAGGCTGCTCTGGTGTAGTCATTATTAATCTCCCTTTCTTAGTTGTGTTTATTTTGGTTCAGCTACTCTTACAAATGTAATGAGACCATCTATAATCTTTCGATTACGGCGCATCACTTCGCCACCGTTGGAATTATTACCCATAGATGTATTACCCTCGATAGCAGTCCACGTTGTTCCGTTACCGCTCTCGAAGATACCTACATGATCTGGAACGTAATTACGATTCCAATCGTAAAGCACCAAGTCTCCGGGTTGTGGAGAAGTCGTTACCGACAAACCACGAGTCGTTACTCTGGCATCATTGAGAATATATGGAACATAAGCATAATAGATGCCCCGTACAAAGGAAGGTGAATCTTTACCAACGTTTTGTGCTGCAGTTTCAAAACAATAAGTAGTAAACATCGCACACCAAGGCCCAACCATTCCATACCAATCCGAGAACTTGCATCTATTCGAGCCAAATGGATTTTCCTTGGTTCCGATCCACTTGACTGCTTCTGCTAGAGCCAACTGACGAATAGTCTTTACTGGCTGAGTTGGTGTACTTGATTGTGAGAAATCCTTGGCTGCTTGTTTTAATAGATCAATACAAACCGAATCAAATAATGGCTGACCTGCATTAGCAAGTCCAGTAGGAATGCGCGCAGAACGCATCGCGTTGTATGTTTCCTTACCCACCCAGCCCGTGGGTTGAATCTTCATCTGTCTCTGGAAACCCGCCATTCCCGAGTCGACTACATTACCGCCAGTCTTACCATGAGAGAATTGATTCGAGAAACTTTCGTCCCATTTGTTGGGATCCCATGACCCCCATCGGCCCCCTCGACACAAACCTCTCTTGTAAGCTTTATGAGCTTTACTATTCTTGGTCGGTGTATGTCCTGGCGATGCGTCAGGTGGATAACTTGGATGAGGCATTTCCGGTCCAACCATAGGCCCACCCGGATATGCGCTTTGATAATCCCATGTTGGTGCAGCCATTGACTCACTCATTAAATCTCACCTTCACTTTTTAGGCGCAAGACAAGTCCAAATTTGAACCTGTCCTCCAGGTGCATTGATTTGAAGAAATCCGGGTGAATAATCAGCAGGAGCACCTTCACATGGACCTCCTCCTGCTGTTCCTGATGGACCTTGCGGCCCCGTTGGCCCAGCTGGTCCTACAGATCCTCGATCACCTTTTGGCCCCTGATCCCCTTGATCACCTTTTGGGCCTGGATCTCCCTTTGGACCTGTAGCTCCTGTCGGTCCTTGGGGCCCTGTAGCAACGTTAACTGTCTCGGTCCTCACTGGAGCCGCTGTCCCCTGACTCAACGCTGTCGCTGCCAGGTACCCCGCTCCCCCCATCATCGTCAGGCCGAGAAACAGTAGTATGAACTGTTGCTTCATCTCGCCCCTTCCTTCTTGCTGTCATTATCGCTGCAACCCCGCTAAGCGTCCCACCTATTCCTAAAAGAAATCCACCTAATCCAGCCCATGGAATTGTCCAATCTGGATGATCGAATGCGAGGATACAAAGAATATCATACCTCATCCGACTTTCGGTTCCTTAGATCAACGCACCACGTTACTGCCGCTGGCACAAACGAGAGTGCTAAAGCTATGTATAGAATTGTATCCGTATCTTCGACTCCAAGTGACTTTGAAATTAATGCTGCAAGAACTGTTGCAATCGGCATAGCTGTTTCAGCCGGACGGTGTTTGACAATATCAACAGGTGTGCTCATTTGTTTCTCTCTTTCACCAGAGCTTCGTATCACCTGACTTTCTTACGATAGGACCTCGAGCAAGTTGGTTTTCATCCCCATAGTGAATAGCATTATGGGTGTTAAGTGTCGTAGTTATGAGAAACTCTGGATCTATGATCCAATTTTCCCCATGTTTGATATCGTCCATCTCCAATGGATTCATGTGATGAACTATCAGTTCGGAATAGATTTCGTAACCAGGAATCCCGAGATCACATCCATTGTCACGAACTATGACCTCATTTCTAACCTGTTTCCACTCCTGAGACTTGTAAAAACGTTGGTTAATCCATCGATCGAAACCAAAGGTCACGAATCCAAGTATTCCCTTCAGCTTGAGATACCTAAAGCGCTCTTCGAATGTTTCCAGCTGCCTCAACTCGGAATAAGATCTATTCTTCATCCGGAGCTGGCACATCCCCTGCATAAGATCGCATAGCCGTGAGTGCTTGCATATAAAGCTCTTCCACACGCTTCTGAGACTCGATAGCCTCGATCTTCACCCTTGTCAATTCGTTCTCATGCTCAAGACGCTGTTGTTCAAGTCTTTCTCGAGTCGAACCAAGTTTCAAGAAGTGTGTGATTACCTGAGATGATGCTGTTCCTGCGCGAATTTGTTCCTCGGCAAGATCATGGGCCAAAGAAACCATCTCGTTCTCGCGACCTTCAGGAGTTGTCGCGGGTCTGTGATTAGTTTCGGCGAGTTTCAGATTTCTTCTTCTGGCAGGCACACGACCTCCTTTCAGTTACAGAAAGAGGGAAGGAAGAATCGCTAGATAGAGCCTTGCCTCTCCAACCATACTATCGATTGGAGTACCAGTTCCATCACATTTACCATCTTGGGTAACATACATCTTAAATGAGGTTCCATCAATGAATCGAGCCGGAACTATGCGAGCCGTATTGTTTTGAGACATAAAATTTCCTTGACCTTGACGATCATCATTAGAAAAGCCATTAGTTTTAGTTGGAGTATCAAGTTTAAAGGTAGACCCTTGTCCTGCAAACAATCCAAGTGGTGTCGGAGTGACACTAAAATCAACTTGAGGAGTTGTACCATCGAACGGAGTCAAGACATCAACCCAACCATCGTAAAGCCAATCACCTGGAGCTGGAATATAGACATCGAGCCCCTGTTCCATCTGTTCTGAGGCATAATTGAAGTCGAATGTGAGCAACTGAAGCCCAGTACCACCTTCAGAGCCTCCTCCCAAAGAGTCTGCATCAACTTCTATAGCATATCCGCCTGGTCTTACTATACCTTTGAGAAGTTTAGCCATCCATACCTCCTAGTTTAAAAAACTTTACACTTACTTTTTAACCCCGAATAAATAAAAACATTCAGGGATTTTTACCCCCGGGGATTTTTTTGGA